AACATATCTGACGGCATTGGCGCTATCATAATTGTGACTGCATTTGTGCTAGTGATGGCGTATTGATGAACAGGGCAGACACTACATATAGTGTGTGTGCATACAAATGATTAGCGAATTCCCGTATAAGAGAGAGTGGGAGACACTATATATGGAATTACTTATTAAAATAGGAGATGTTAGGTTATCAGCAACAGAGATTGATATCCTGCATGTAATAATAGACACTGACTGTTATGACTGGTCTGTGGCTGGATTCTCCAAGTGGTTGCCGGCAGATGTCGAAGACATATGGATAGACGTGCAGTCTCTTATCCTTCACGGATTGCTAGCACGCACGGCCATGTCCCAAAGTTTCGAGAACATAAAAGAAATATCTGTAACAGTTCCAATGACTGCACAGTCTTGGCTATCACAAAATGAGCAAGACATTGAAGACGCATTTGTAATATTAAACCCAGACATGTTTGAACTAACAGAGGTAGGAGAAGCATGAGAAAAAGAGTAGGAAGACTATTAGATAAAGGATGTATGATAGTATCGTTTACTCCTATTGTATTATTTGTTTACGTGTGTGCATTAAAGAAAGGGTTTAAATGTTACAGTAACTGTACAGTCAATGATTGACAATTGCTTGACGAGGTGCTAGGGGTACCCCCCTACCCCCCTACCGGGATGTATGTCCCTGTGTTCGGTGTGTGCTGGATGTGGTGGCTAAGTACGTTCGATCTACGCCGGTAAAAATTTTGAGATATAAGAACCTGAGCACGTATATACTACGTGGCACATCTCAAAGAGTTCTTCGAAAAAGCACCTGCCCATGACTTTGCAGTCGGGGATTTAGTCACATGCGACTGCCATGGTGGGCTAGCTATCATAATTCGCCTCTTTGACGGCACTAATGAAAAGGAACCCGACTACCCGTCCATGAATATGGTCGAGATTTGGTGGCTAAGGTACCCACACCGCGGAATTAAAGAACGCCAGTGGATACACACCATATCGAGATTAAAAAGGCACACAGGCAAAAATTACGCGCCTAAAAATTTTACAGATTAGAGCATAGTTAGTATGTGGCTAACAACAGTAATAAAAACTCATATTACTTGAGAGGTGACTTGGTTCAGTACGTAGAGTACTTTTATTACCCAGTAAGAGCAAAGCTAACAGAAGATGACGCAAAGAACGGCGATGTTGGGATTATAATCGACACAGTGTACACTATGTACGGCAATGAGTTGTACGACATATATTGGTTAAGAACCGGTAAGCGAAGTTTTACGGCAGCTATAAACCTTAAATTGGCTTATTTGGCACCTAGCACCTAATTATACACATGAAAATCAAAAAGTCAGATTTGCGCAAAATCATCCTTGAAGAACTGACTAAGTCGGACAAAGATGAAATCCAGCGCATGATTTCAAAAGAACTTAAGAAAATGGTCGAAGATGAAGTAGCAAAAGCTATCAAGTCAAAGGACATCAAGGACGACATTGGTGATATTACCAAGAAAGTTCTTAAAAAGCTATACAAGGATATGTCCGTACATCATCCTTACATTATTGACCGAATTAAAGTGTAACTTAGTAACACGCGGGACTATGTATAGACCGCTGTTGGAGATATAAAATGTTTAAAACGCAAGTAATAGCAATAACGCTGAGCGCATTAGCCGGAACATCTGCGGGACTAGTCGGAGAGCAAGTGGTGTCCAAGCCCGAAATGCTGCCCATTCCTTACGAAACCGTGGGCGACACTGTTCCCTTACAGCCATTTAATCACTCACCAGTTATTGAATGCAATGGTATTACGCTAGACGATGCTGTAGATATTAAGATCGTCAGCGAGTGTGCTGTTGGTCGTGTAGGTTGGCTTAAACTGTAGACAACACCTAGTTACTATGTGGACCTCAGAAGTGGCATGGTATTGTACGATGTCGTCGATAAAAGTTTTATCATACTTGTTCGACGATTTTGGTCATACGAAGGACTAGAAGCGCCGTCGTATGCTAAGATTAATCCCGACTTTTTTAAAGTATGGGTGTGGGAAACTTTGTCGTCAAAAGAAGGCAAGATGTTTTGGTCGGAAGGTGGCTTGCATAATTTAATCAAGTCGGAGATTATTATCGTATTGGATGATATTTAAGAAACTATGCAAACAAACTTGCGCGAAGAGTCAGAACGTATTAAGTTAGTACCCGGCGATATGATCGTTGATATTACTTCTAATAATGTCGGCATTCTGATAGAGCGTGTCCGGCGGATTAGCATGCAAGACGATGATGTTTACTTTTGGATTATTCACTGGACTAAAGAGTCGGATAATATGGTGCCTATGACTCTGCAAATGGAAGAAGATGGTCTTAAGATCTCGATAGTCGTTGGTTTGTATGACCTTTTCTCAAGTAGTGATTTGCAAAAGCTGAAATAATTTTAGGAAAAAATATGGAAAAAATTTCGAAGTTTGATGTCGGTGATCTGGTATTGATAGGCGACCATCCTCATACCGAACCTGCCATCATACTGAAAATGGGACCTGCGCGGGAAGATAAACAAACGATTATGTTCCCTGTATGTCATATTTTAAACCTGCGAACTTCTGCTGTTGAGAGATCTTATTTGTTTAGATTGCGTCTTCTTTCTGCAAGCTAATAGTTACAACAGTGGACAAGCTTAATAAAATCATGTTTCCAATTGCTGTGGCGGCTTTCTTTGCTAATATATGGATGCTGATATGGGGTTCGATGAATAATCTCCATGATCTTGAAATACTATCTCTTTGTAATATGATCCTATTAAGTTTCGTTCTTCTTCGTCGAGAAGGCGACTAGCGACATATTTACTATGTCGTAAGACTGCATAGGAGGGTTAAATGTGGGAGTGTTTTTATTTGTTTTAGGATTCTTATCTTGTTACACTGACTACTCAATCGGTCAAGAGAAAAAAGTTATATCCGAAATAAAAGAAGTGGAAGTAACCGTAGAAGTTCCGGTTGAAACGGTTGTTGAGATTGAGGTTCCAGTTTATATAGAAGTCGAGGTTCCGGTCAACGAAGGCGAGATCTGGATTGACTCATTTACTCAACATAACTCTATTGAAGGTATCGATATCTTATGGGTTATTGACCGTTCAGGCTCTATGCATATTTATAACTCGCAGTTGTTAGCCGGTATTGAAGCGATGTTATTGGCTCTTCCAACAAGCGACTGGCGCCTTGTAATGATTAGTGCCGATCCAAGAGACTCTGTTGTAAGTACTGAGTTTCCACTTATTCCGGGTGACGATGTAGTCGATGCAGCAGATATGATGTCTACATTAGGAAATGGAGCGTTAGAGGAAGGCTTTGAGTCGGTATTCCAATATATCGTTCTCAATCCTTACTCTTCAACTTGGATGCGACCAGAGGCTGGCTTGTTAGTTGTGTTTGTTTCTGATGAAGAAGAGCAAAGCAATGTTAGATATCCATTAGCAATGGAATTTGTAAGTTGGTACCGCTCTTTGCGAGGCGGGTCGGTATTTATGGCTAGCATCGTAAACCATGAATTTGGTACCTCGTTATGCAGTTGGGCTGTTAGTCCATTAGATGTTGGAGAAAGATATATGGAAGCCACAAATGCTTTTGGTGGGGTTGTGGTAGATATCTGTGATTCTGATTGGTCTCCGGGCGTGACTGATGCGACACGCTCACTGGATCCAATAGAAAATATAAAATTAACCCACCAAGCAGAAGAGGACTCTATTAGAGTTTTCATCAACGGTTCTTTAAATTACGACTGGTACTACCAAGCATCAGATAACACAGTTTATTTCACTATTGTGCCATCTGGTGGTGATTTAGTCGAAGTCGGATATAGGTATATAGCAGCACCGGATACCGGTGATAGTGGCTTATAGGAGATATCATGAAACACTTACCTTTAATATTTGCGATGTTGTTGTCGCTATTATCAAACTCACAAGCAGCAACAAACACAGCAGCAGTTCCCTTACCTGTTGAACATGCTGACGTGGCCATGAATATGGCACAAAAGAAAGTTAGAGAAGCCGCAGTTAAAGTTGCTTCTGGTGGAGGGCACGGAAGTGGTTCATATATCGTCCACAAGGGTCTTCACATGGTTTTTACTGCACAACATGTAGCAGACGGTCATATTGGCTCGAAGTATCAGGTATTCAAAGGCAAAGAAATGAGAGTTGCCACTCTTGTTTGGTCTAGCGAGTTAACAGACATGGCTGTGCTTTATTTACCCGAGAGATTTATTACTGCTGATCCAATGAAGTGGGATCCTCAAAAACGAATTGCTGAAGTTGGAACTGACATAACTTATTCTGGTTTTCCGTCAAGCCATAAGTTAATGACTTTTGCTGGTAGTGTAGCGGGATATGCCGAACGTCATGGAGCAGGAAAGCAGATTATTCTTAACACATATGGATGGTTTGGTTGCTCGGGCTCTGTTGTTTACAATTTAAAAGGTGAGATCATTGGTATCTTATACGGTGTTGATGTTGAATATCATCCAGACATACAAGTTCAAGAGAATATGATTTGGGTCGCCCCTATACAACAAATTAAAATAGAAAACATTGTAAAAAGAATTTGTTCTGGTGTACCATATGGAACTGTAAGAGCCTGTAAATAATAATGAAATATACTTGGAAGACATTTCTTCAAGAAGAAGAGCTAAAATCTGTCGGTATTGTCGCTTGTTTAGACGATAAAGGCAGATTTTTAGTTATTAGACGCTCTAATATAGATCATAGAGGTGGACAGTGGACCATACCGGGTGGTCATATCGATGAAGAAGATGGTTCTATCGAAGAGGGTGCGATAAGAGAATTGGAAGAAGAAACTGGTTTAACTTGTAGTGTCTCAGACTTAAAGTATTTGGGTGAACCAAAGCCGCAAAAGTATTATTTCTTAACTAGAAAATGGTCTGGAGATGTAGATGTTGATATTCCAAACCCTAAAACTGGTGAAATTGAACATGACGATTATAAATGGGCAACAGTTGATGAGATAAAAGAGTTGGAAGGTAATGAGATTCCGATCTATTTATTGGAGAAAGCTTTGGATATCTCTAAAAATGACTGATTTATATGGTGAAATAGAAGACCTCGACGAAAAGAAGAAGCGTAAGAAGAAAAAGAAGAAGTCTGGTAAAAAAGACGCATGTTATCATAAAGTGAGATCGCGTTATGATGTTTGGCCTTCTGCATATGCCTCTGGTGCTCTTGTTAAATGTCGCAAAGTTGGAGCAAAAAACTGGGGAAATTCAAAGAAAGAACAACTTCAAGCAGTAATTGAAGACGAAGTAACCAAGATTTTGCAAGAAAAAGAAGAAAAAGATTATATTCCGGGTGGTTTGACTGACAAACTAACTGGTAGTATGGAAGATAAACACAAGCAACTTGCAAAAATGCACGATGTTAGCCTCGAAGATATTGAAAAAGAAGTATCAAAGGGCGTCAAGGTTGAAATGGAACACACAAATGATGAGAATATTGCTCACGAAATCGCAATGGACCACGTTTTTGAAGATCCAAAGTATTATTCCAAACTTTCAGCACAAAATCTTGAAGAAAATTCTCTTGAAGACATCATTTATTATACTCTTTTTGAGGTATTAGAAGAAAAAAAAAGAAAATTAACCTCCAAACCATCATCTGAGACATCTTTACGTGATTGGTTTGGTCGAAAAGGCGCTCCGGGCAAGAAAAAAGGCTGGGTTGACTGTAATACTTGTCGCAAAGATAAGAAAACAGGTCGTAAAAAGTGTTCTGCTTGCGGAAGATCAGGTGGAGAAAAACGTTCAAAGTATCCTTCGTGTCGTCCAACCCCTGGGGCATGCGGTAAAAGAGGCAACTGGGGTAAAAAATCTAAGAGAGGTAAAAAAGGATGAACAATTTTAGTGAAGAGTACATAAAACAAGTTATTCGTGAAGAACTTGAGGCTGTACTTGATGAAAAAAAGAAAAAACCATGCAAGCCGTCCAAAGGAAAGCGCTTTGCTAAGCGCGTAAACGGCAAGTGTCGCTCGTTTGGTCAAGCAGGACAAGCGAAAGGCGGCGGAGATCGCATTCGACCCGGTACAAAGAAGGGAGATGCCTACTGTGCTCGCTCTGCAAAGATTAAAAAGTGCAAAAATCCACCATGCGCCAATGATTTATCGCGTAAAAAGTGGAAATGTCGTGGTTCTAAGTCGATGAAGGAATAAAAAATGCTGTCTGATGAACAAATTCTAGCAAAAGCAGCCAAACTTTTAGAAAATTTAGACGAAGAATGGTCTAAGTCTGAAAGATCTAAGCGAAAAAGCAAATGCGACAACCCAAAAGGGTTTACAATGAAGCAATTTTGCAAAAATCAACGCACAAGATCTAAAAAAGGCGAGAAAACTAACGAAACAATTGACCTTTATGAAGAAAAAGTGCTTCGCGAAGTTACCGAAGACGAAATGCGAGTGCTTGAAGACGTTTTAGACGACCTTGATCCAGCAAAACTGCCTTTAAATGACCTTTTTGGTGGTAAAATGCGTGTTGTTATACCGTTTCCAACGCTAGATCCCGATTCAGACCTTGGAAAATTTGCAAAATTCTTCCGCGATCAAGAATATAAGGTAGATTGGGACAAAGGTATAGTCTCTGCCGAGCGAGATATACGAAATGGCGATGATTTGTTGAATTCTTTAATTGGCATCACCCAAGGACAGCCATCAGAGAAGAAAACCAAGAAAATTCAGATGAAAATTGGCAAATTATTCGCCAAAATAGCCGATATTGGCAGAAAACTGAAAGAAATACAGAAAAATGACCCCGAATTTCAAAAAAATGAAGATTACAAGCGTCTAACACAACAAAGACTCTTATATATTCCCAATCCCGGCATAGCTGGACCTGCGGGCTATGATTTAGAGGATTTAGCCACAAAATATGGTGAATACTGGCAGCAGAACGCCGCATACATCAAAAATAACATTAATGAGATTGATAATGACAAATATTCTATCATTATTAGCCGCCATCCAGTTGATATTCTCAGAATGAGCGACTTTGATAATATTACATCATGCCACTCTCCAGCAAGTCGTTCAGGTGCCTACCAAGCATACTATAAATGCGCTGTAGCAGAAGCACAGGGTCATGGAGCCGTAGCATATGTGGTAGAGACAGAAGATTTACTCTCGGAAACAAACACAGGCAATATTCAAAGCGCAGAACAAGAAATTCAAGAAGGTGAAGTCTTTTATGATGATAAAAGACCAATGGAAACCGGAGATATACGTCCTATTTCTCGCACACGTATCCGTCATATGCGGTATTATGATACTCTTTCTCCAAAACGCTGGGATGATGGACAAGATATTGGTGTGCCAGAAAAACGTATTTATGGTGCTGCTATTCCGGGCATTAGAGAAAAAGTTGTTGATTGGGCAAGACAAACCCAAGAAGAAATCATTGCTAATATGCCAAAACAAGACGGCAAAATTGACTTAGATAGAGTTACTATGTTTGGTGGCTCTTATGAAGACACGTCTGGAACAACTGGACGCAGAGAACTTATGATGCAACTAACGGGAATAACTGACGTTGATCAATTTGTAGGTTATATTGAACAAAACACCGAAACAGAAGATGAGTTAGACGCAGATTTACTTGGCGATATTCGCGCACAATATGAGCAAGAATGCAGCGAGATCGAAGAGAACTTTAATATGCGTATGGCTGCTTGCACTGTTAATTACGAAATTCAAGACGATGGTGATGATGGTGTTTATATTGTTGGTGGGGCTCAAATAAGAATTGTTTGGGACGCTGATGAATGGAGTAAACTTCCAAACTCGTGGGACAATGTTACTCAGCATTCGGTAAGTGCTATTAATGATATTTATGGTGATTTATTGTTGGACAATGTTTATCTGTCTATGGATCGAGGAAAAAACCAGATAGCGTGGGAATGTGCAATCAACACAGAACACCCAGACTTAGGCGGAAGTTCATATTATGCACTTCCAGAAGAATTTCAAGAAATGTGTGAATCAGTTGATACAGTTGTTGACGACAAACGAGATGCATTTGAAGAAATATTAACAAACTACTTTGCTCGCGAAGGATATATGCAAGGTGGCGCCTTTATTCAAATGGCTGTTGATATTGAAAACGGCGAGATCTCTTCATATGAATGGGATGTCGAAACCGATGGAGAATACGAAGATAGTTACGAAGTATATGCAAACCACTCACATTATTATGATCCAGAAGAATACAATATCAATCCTGATGTATTAAACGATATTGTTGAGTCTCGCGACTTTAAAATTGCCTTGCGCAGTGCTTTGTTAGAATCACCACGAAAAGAAATAGATACACAATATTTCTTACAAATGCGTTTAACAGCACAAGAAGTGGGAGGAGAAATCAAAGTTACCGTTACGTTTGTTACAAATCGTGATGAGCCTGACGAGATGACTGAATTATTTAAGACTCTTATCGAAGGTGAAATGGACGACGAAGATAATCTTAATGTAGTTTTCAAGAGAGTGTTGGCTCAATTTATAAAAGCACGCCAGCCGGCATTTATGCAAACAAACGAAAGCGTCGTTAAGAACTGGAAAAACTTCTTGGGCTCATGAGCAAATACTTAAACAATCCCGAATATCTTTTCAACATTCTTACAATGTTAGTAAAGAAGTATGGCGGTAAGATAGTAATAACCGAAGAAGACATGAACAATATCTCCAAAGGAGATTTAATAGGCATGTATTATGAGCCAGAAACAAAAAGCCTCATACTTAAAGAAGTGGACCAAAAGGATATGCTCAAAGCGACTAATTTGGTTAACGATAAAATAGATGAGGAGTACGATAACTAATGTTTAAGAAGTTTACGGAACACCCCGCAGAACAAGGGGAAACATATCTAGAACACATGGTGGCAGCGTGGAAGATAGTTTACGTTTTAAAGGTCTTGGAAGCAAAATGTCTTGTGCATTCTGTGTTTCCGTTCTTATATACAGATGCGCTTTCTAGCAAGATAGACTGCTTAACCAAACTAACAAACAGAAAATCACAAAAACAACAAGAACGTGATTTATATGAGGTGTATGGCGGTGATTGATTTGCTCATCATTGGCTTTGCCTGTATGAGTTTGTTGGTTTTTGCTGCCACCCAAGATAAACACGAGAAAAAAGAAAATGTACAAATACAACGCGAAACTGATACGGGTAATTGATGGCGATACCATCGATGCGCTCATAGACTTAGGTTTTGATGTGTGGATTAAGAAGCGCATTCGATTATATGGTATTAACACGCCAGAAACCCGCACTAGAGACCTCGAAGAGAAAAAGGCAGGGTTAGCCGCAGAAGAAAGGTTAATCGAGATTCTGTGGGAATCTGGCAATGAATTTGTTTTAGAGTCTCACGGAGTTGGAAAATACGGAAGATGTTTGGGGGTACTATTTATCGGTGAAACCAACATTAACACTCTTTTATTAAGTGAGGGTTTGGCGGAGGAATATAAATGAAATTTTTCGTATCATTCTTTGCAACATTTTTGTTATTGCTTTTTTTGTCCAGCATCGCTGAGGCTAATGATGAAGAAGAACCAAAGGTTGTTTATAAAAAGAAAACTGAAATTGACTTTGAAGGTGTAGAAGTTGAAGGAACTCTAACAAAACCACAAGGGTCCTTGCTTTTAGAACGAAAACATGCTAAATTTAATCCTATGATTAAGTTGCGCACTGACTTTGACGATGAGATGGAACAATCTGTAAAGGAAGTAAAATGAAACTCCTACTTGAAAATTGGCGATTATATGTGGAATCACGTAAAAATGCAGTACGGATTCTTGATAATATACCTCGCTGGTCTATTGTACAAATGGGAGATGATCTGTTTTGGTTCTCCGGCACAAGTTTTACTCCCCTAGATCATATAGATATAGGTACCGGCGACGGAACTGCTGAAAGATCGGCTCGGGACTGGCCGGGAGGAGTGATCCACATGAAAAGAGCAGAAATGCTTGATAACATAGAAGAGAATCCTAATTGGATAAAGGTGGTTTTAGATCCCACCCAAGCAGAACAGATAATGTCTCAATTTAAATCACTTCGAGACCAAATAGAAAAAGATTATCTTAGCCGCGGCTGGAGGGGATATATGTTCACCGACGAATACAAAAGAGATCATCCAGTCAATATTGATCTAAGCAGCTTAAAAGTTGAGCTAAAATGAAACTCCTACTTGAAAATTGGAGAAACTACATTTTATTAGAAAACATTGAAACTGCTTCTAGACTTTCTATTTTTGATTTCGATGAAACGATTGCATTTACAACTGGATATATCAATGTTATCAATAAAGAAACTGGTAAGAAATTTCAAATTACCTCTCAAGAAGAATTTGATGAGTTGAAGACTGCTGGTGGTTATGAGTTTGACTTTTCACCGTTGGCTAAGGTAAACAACGCAGTAGAAAATCCAAACATAACCTCTATTATGCGTGATAGACTTAAAGATCCAAACACACAAGTCATGGTGCTGACTGCAAGAGATCCTGTGTCGGTTGACGATATCCATATGACTTTACAAATGTTTGATAAACCAATGGATACTAAAAACGTTATCATTATTGGTAATAGTGGCGGCAATAAAGGCGAATACATCAGAGATCTTGTGTTACCAAAATACAATAACATCAAAACAATAGAATTCTACGACGACTCAGATAAAAATATTAGCGACATGCTTGAACTAAAAAAAGAAACATCTGATAGTGGGCGTATTGAAAACTTCGACATTTATCACGTAGTCGAAGGAAAGCCAAATTTAAGCTAGCAGCGTCACTACTTATAGGCAGGGAGAAACGCCTTATGAACACCAACAATGGATGGGAAACCTACTCAAAGTTAGTCTTACAACAACTTGAAACCATGGCTAGTGGTATCGAGTCTCTGCGTACAGAATTACAAGATGTTAAAGAGCAGTTAACTGAACTAAAAGCCAAGGAAGATCGCGTACAAGATCTCAAGGCTTGGAAAGAAAAGATGGATGATGTTGCTTCTCCCCCACAACTTAGAGAAGCACTTTTTGAACTTCAAGAGTTGAAAACCTTCAAGACAAGAGCAACCACAATATTCATGGTCGTACAAGCAGCAGTCGGTTTTGCTATGGCTTGGATCATGGAATTGTTTTAGTTTTTAAACGTTTCTTCAATAATACGTCTTTATTGTTTTCGGTGAGTAACTGTAATAATAAATGTACGTAATAGCCTCATAGTTACTTTGATGGCTGCTTCTAGAGAATACATAAAAGACTTCATAACAAGAGTTATAAAATATATTGGTGGTGACTTTGACGAAGACGACGAGATCATCCCAGAGTATGGTATTGTCGGTTCTGGTCTTTTGTATTGTTCTGAGTACGGAACTAGAAATTTCGTGAAAGTTTCTCGCGGTCAAAAGGCTTGGGTCATTGATGACGAAAAAGATGATTTAGATAGAATTTTAATTTACACACAGTGTGGTAAAATAGTTAGAATAAACCATGAAGAAGTTATATACACTGGGTGTGATTAATGCTTTTTACATTTAATAAATTCTGGAAAACTTTATTTTCTCTTATCCTTGCTTGGGTATCTTGCCATTTTATAGGTTTCGAACTTACCGCCATATCATTATTGACATTAATATTAAATAAAAATACACATGACACAGAGCATCTCGTGTAAATGAGTCTATTTATGGCGTGGCTAAATCAAAAACAACGAAAGGCGATTCGTCTGTTGAGGGCGTTTATCTCGTCAGGCATCTTGTAGATTCTGAGAAAGGAAAAGTTTCTCAAGTCGGGCCGTTTCATAATGAGAAAGAAGCACTAAATACTTGTGTGCATTTCTTGAAAAAAGGAACGTGCTCTTGGCTTGTGAGATGTGATGGATGAAAAACAAGGTTTTGGCGAACTAACGGCTGAAGATTTTGAAGCGGGTGACATAGTTGAGTGGTCTACTTGGGATCAAGAACTTGAACAATGGAATACTCACTATGGTATAATAGTGAGAACAGAGAACAGAATACAGTCTAACAGGGTTGTCTCTATATCTAAAGTTATCCCTATTAATGGTCCTCAAATAGAAAGAGAGTTTTTCACATTGACGCTCAAATTAGTAAATAAACTTTGAGAAACTATTTATATTGATTCTGCTGAGCTTTTTTCGATGATTGATATCTTATCTCCCATGATCAAGAAGTTTCTTCCGTTTGCTAAACAAAGGATGGGCTTCAATATGCCTCCGAGATTGTTTTTAAAAGGCGACTCGGAAAATGCAAACAACCCACTTGGTAAAACTGCTTATTATGATCCGGGGCAAAAATCAATTACTTTGTATATCACAGGGCGACACCCAAAAGATATAATGAGGTCTTTATCCCACGAATTAGTTCACCATTCTCAGAACTGTCGTGGGGAATTTGATAATGCTTCCGAGATGGGTGAAGGATATGCTCAGAATGACGAACACTTACGTGAAATGGAACGTGAGGCTTATGAAGTCGGTAATATGTGCTTCCGAGATTGGGAAGACAGCATAAAACAGACTATTTATTTCGAACATCTACAAAAAGGAGATAAAAAGATGTCTACAAAAGATTGGAAAAACAAAGAGATCTCCACTTTGCTCTCAGAAGCATGGGGTTTCAAATTTAACACTTTAGAGGAGTTCAACGAGTTCAACGGAGCCGGCGAAGTCCAAGAGGAAGAGGTCGAGGCTGCTGCCGAGACTGTCGAAGAGTCCGAAGAGACTGTTGAGGAAGCCGAAGAGGCTGTTGAAGAGTCTTTAGTTACTGAAGAAGAAGAGGAAGAAGAGGAAGAAGAAGAAGAGGAAGAAGAGGAAGAAGAAGAGATGAACGAAGCAGTTGATACTGGCGTCTTCGCTCCCAACCATTATTGTGTACATCATGGCGGTGTTTCCAGAAACGGTTCTATCGAGATGGCTGAAGCTGTTGGTCATAACTTTAACGAAGAGCTTGGTAAGGTCACCCACTATGATATGAAGTTTGAAGACGGCACTATCATGGAAGGCGTTCCCTTCGAAGA